CACAACATAGGTGTGATCTTCTCTATCACCCCAACGTAATGCTTCTACTACAAAATGTTTATTCATAGTTTCAACTCCTCTATTTGATAAGGTTTTAAACCATAGTAGCTAATCAATACGTTTATCACATCGTCTTTAGTGTAAACTAAGCCTAATTGATTATAACCGTCTTTTATATCTCTGATAAGTGTATGTATGTCTTTCATTAGTCCAACCTTGTCGAATTGTTTTGATAATATTTTGCTTCACTGGCTCGATAGGCTAATAAGCTTTTTCTGTCTTCTAAATGTGCTTTGTTATAGCTAGGCAAACCCTTGTAAAGCTCACTATATCCTTGTTTAATTGGTGGTAGTTGATAACCAAAGTTACGCACATAACATCCGTATTCTTTAATGCTGTTACCAGTTGATAAATTCTTTACATATCTATACATAATTATAAGCCTGATTCTCTCTTAAATTTAACTAGCCATTCGTCCCACGTGTAAAACTTACCCTTGTTTAATATTTTCATAGTCTGTATGCCTCTGTATCGCCTTGTAAGCTGTTTTAATGTGATAGTCTAAGCAACCCTATTAATACTGTTTAGGACTGCTTAGAATGCTTTATATTAATTGCCAAATGAACTTCCTAGGTTGCGTAGTGGTGAGCCTTTCTCAATGTATACCGAACGCAAGCCTAAATGAATCATATAGAAACAATCTCCACTTTGCAACCCGTAACGCTTCTTATGCTTGCGATTGGCTATAAAGCCTTTGCCTATTAAGTTATTGAACATTATGCGACCGTTTTTTAATTGTTTATTCATCTTGCATTTCCTCTTGTTGATTAAATTGTAACTGTTTAAATGTATCGGCAAACATTGTTAACGTGTATTCGCCCTCACTTGCTTTTATTTTAACAATCTTGACTGCCGTATCATTAGGTAGTACGTTTGTTTCTATTTTAATATCTTGTACGTTATGGATAAATGTATTCATTGTCTTATGCCTCTTCATTATCATTGTAATGAGCTTCCAAGCTATCCCAATCAACTTCACCGAACGCATCATTAATAAAGTCCATAAGTAAACCGCTAGGCAGAGAGCTCAACGCTTCACACTCATGCGCTACATATTCAACAAACTCCCTGATACTGCTATAATCTTGATAACCTTGTTCCGCTATCTGTTCAGCTATTGCGTCGCCATAATGTAAGTTTACTAACCAAGTTTCTTTGTTTGTCCAGCCGTTATAAGTATTGTTCATAATATTACCTTTGTTTATATTGTTTGTCATTGCGTTATTGCCTTGACTTGTTACCCATTATAAACACATTACTTTTATTGTCAACACTTTATTTTAAATTATTTCATATTAATTTATATGTTATTGATTGTTCAGCTGTTTATTTACTGTTTAATCTGTTTAGACTATATAGTCTATGCACTGACCACAGTCTGTTTAGGTGTTAGCGTGTCTGTTTAGTCTGCTAAGTCTGCTAAGTCTGCTAAGTCTGCTAAGTCTGATTAGCTTTATAGGCTGCTATACAGCCCTACACACTCGCTGCCAAGGCTTAACAAGTCTGACCAGTGCTAAATAGGCTAACCAGTCACGCCTAGCATAGGCTGCACAGACTGTCAAGGCTTATGAGCGTGGTCTGACCAGTGCTGAATAGGCTTGACAGGCTGTTTAGTGTGTGATAGAGCCTGTTTAGACGGGCGGGGGAGGGGATGCATAGGCTGTTTAGTTGTAGTAGGCTCACAGATTTGCTAAAAAGACTGTACAGAATTGCTAAATATTAGCTAAATAGACTAAATAATGGGGTGATAGGCTAAATAGGGCTAACTAGTTGATTATAAAGGCTAAATAGCTATACAGAAAGTGCGCATAAGCATGACTAGCTGTCTAGCTAAAAAGGTGGTAGTAATTAATTGTAAGAAAGTAGAAGAAAAGACTTGACATTTGCTAAAAAGTATGCTATAATATATAGTATATAGACTAAATAGGTCTGATAATCCAAACATAAGGATGTTCAACTAACTAAAACGATATTGTTAAGAAGCGGTTGTTACCACCATTTACAACCGCACTATATCAAGCCTTTATTAACATGAACAACTAGACCTATATAGAAGAGCCCTAAACAATTAAAAGGAAAACTCTATGACAGACGTTAACAATAACGACGTTCCAGTTAAAAAGAAAAGAGGACGTCCACGTAAAACTGATGTTCAAGCTAAACAACAAGGTGGTAGAGGTAAAGTAGGAAGACCTAAAGGTGATGCTTCTATCATTAACGAATATAAAGCTAGAATGTTAGCCTCTCCTAAATCCAACAAAGTATTAGAATCAATCTTTAATGCAGCATTAGATGATGAACACAAGAATCAAGCAGCAGCTTGGAAGCTTGTTATGGACAGAATAGCACCAGTAGCTGCCTTTGAGAAGGACGTTATCAAGAATGGCGGTAGTAATGCGATTAGTATTAATATTAGTGGTGTGCCTAACGTTAAAGTTGGAAATGACGTTGTTGAAGGAGAATACGAGGATATCAATGATGAGTAAAGAAACAGTATATAACAAACTAGAAGACCTAGGCTACTCAAAAGACGCTATAGCAGGAATAATGGCTAACATTGATGTTGAGACAGGTGGTAGTTTTGACCCTGAACAGAAGCAGCAACTTAACGGTGGTGGTATAGGTAAGGGTAGAGGGTTGTTTCAGTTAGAAGTAGGCAACCCATTATACACAGCCTATGCAGACTTTTTAGAAAAGAATAAAAAAGAAAACAGCGCTGAAGCTCAGATTGAATTCATGCACGAAACAATCTATGGAGACTATCAAGACATCATCGGCAGAGGACACGCTAAACAGCTACGTAACACGTTTGAAAGCGGTGATGCTAAACAAGCCACTTTAGAGTTTATGAAGCGTTGGGAGCGTCCCGGAAAGCCGCATACAGAGCGTAGACTAGCAGCTGCAAACAACTACACAAACTTTCAGCCAAAAGATAATATAGAAGAAGCAATAGACGATACGAAAGCGGTTAAATACACTGTAAAAACAGGAGATAATTTGTTTCGTATTTCTAAAAAGCTAGGCATCCCTGCTGAGGTTATTACGGCTACAAATAACATTACAGACCCTTCTGACATTAAAGTAGGACAACAATTAAAACTACCTGACTTGCAGGGTATGGTTGAAGGGAATAATTTTTAGTTTAAAGGTGAAAGGTGCTCCACCACTGAGTAGCCTTATTTCTACGTGGAGGTAGATATGAAGAAATGTAAGATATGTAAAGAAATTAAAGAGTCTGTAGAGTTTTATAAAAACAAGACCTACTCTGACGGTTTAACAAGTAAATGTAAAGAGTGCCATAAAGCACAGCAACGTTCTTGTTACGAAAGTAATATAACAGAACGTAGGAAGAAAATGTCTGAATGGCAAATCAACAACAGAGGACTTTGTAATAAAATAGGAGCTAAATATAGAGCCTCTAAACTTCAACGTACTCCTCAGTGGTTGAATGAAGAAGACCTTGAGTTAATTAAAGATGAATATTTGATGGCTAAAAAGCTTGAAGAGATTACAGGTGATGTTTATCATGTTGACCATGTAGTTCCTTTACAAGGAGAAAGTGTATCAGGCTTGCACGTACCTTGGAACTTACAGGTTATCGAGGCTTCTGAAAACTTATCTAAAGGAAACAGATATGGAACTTAATGTACAGCTACTTAAATGGCAGCAGGAAGTATTTCACGATACGACACGTTTTAAAGTAGTAGCTGCAGGACGACGTTGTGGTAAATCACGCTTAGCAGCTTGGTCAATGATTGTTAGAGCGTTACAAGAACCAAAGTCTACAATATTCTATGTCGCCCCAACGCAAGGACAAGCAAGAGATATACTATGGGGTGTATTAGAAGAGTTAGCACATCCTATTATCACCAGTAAGCACGTTAACAACATGCAGATGAAGTTGGTGAATGGTAGTACACTATCACTAAAAGGTGCTGATAGACCTGACACAATGCGTGGTGTTAGCTTAGAATACCTTGTAATGGATGAATACGCTGACATGAAGCCACAAGTTTGGGAAGAAGTCTTACGCCCTGCACTTGCGGATAGACAAGGTGATGCGTTGTTTATTGGAACACCAAAGGGTAGGAATCACTTCTATGACTTATTCATCTATGCAGACAAGGAAGAGGATAAGAGTTACAAGGCGTGGCATTTTACGTCATACGATAATGAAACACTCAAACCTGAAGAGATTGACTTAGCTAAACAGTCTATGTCATCTTATGCGTTCCGTCAGGAATTCATGGCAAGCTTTGAAGCGCTAGGCAGTGAAATATTCAAAGAGCATTGGGTGCAGTTTAGCGAAGAAGAACCTGACATCGGTGACTACTACATTGCTGTGGATTTAGCAGGCTTTAACGACCCGTCATCTAACAGTAAGAAGAACAAACGTCTGGATAGTACAGCAATCAGTGTTGTAAAAGTAAATGAGAATGGATGGTATATAAAAGACATCATCTATGGTCGTTGGACGTTAGAAGAGACAGCTCAGAAGATATTCAACGCTGTAGACCGTTATAGACCTGTTTCTGTTGGTATAGAACGTGGTATAGCTAAACAGGCTGTTATGTCTCCGTTGTCGGATATGATGCGTAGAAACAGTCGCTATTTTAGAATAGAAGAGCTGACCCATGGTAACCAAAAGAAAACAGACAGGATTGTTTGGGCGTTACAAGGTAGGTTTGAGAATGGGTTGGTAACACTCGATAAGGGTGAATGGAACAGTGAGTTTCTAGACCAGTTGTTTCAATTCCCTAACCACCTAGTGCATGATGATTTAATAGACTCATTAGCCTACATAGACCAATTAGCCAAAGTTGCATATCACAGTGATTTGATTGATATGGAAGAAGACTTTGAACCTTTAGACCTTATAGCAGGATATTAATACATGGCAGATTACGAAGATTTTACAATTGGACAAAACCTAGAAGGTTGGGTGTTGGACAAGTGCGAAGAGTGGCGTGACCACTACGAATCAAACTATCAAGAAAAGCACGAGGAATACTTCCGTCTGTGGCGTGGTATATGGGATGGCTCTGACACCTTACGTGAATCAGAACGTTCTAAGCTTATTGCTCCTGCGTTACAGCAAGCAGTAGAAAGCTCAGTAGCCGAGGTAGAAGAAGCAACGTTTGGACGTGGTAAGTGGTTTGACATTCGTGACGATGTAGCAGACCAAAACCCTGTAGACATCCAACAGATGCGTAGACAACTACAAGAAGACTTCACATTCACTAAAGCACGTAAGACAGTGGCTGAAGCTATTCTTAACGGTGCTATCTACGGTACAGGTATCGGTGAGATAGTTATTGAAGAAGTTAAAGAAATGAAGCCTGCTACACAGCCTATTATGGAAGGTGCTATGCAGGCGGTAGGTGTTGAAGTACAAGACCGTTTCGTTGTTAAGCTAAACCCTGTATTGCCACAGAACTTCCTCATTGACCCTGTAGCCTCTACTGTAG